AGACGACCGATCCAGGCCGGATTCTCATCCCTCGCTATTACGACGCCGGTCCCGCCAAGGATGCCCGTCGAGATCCTGCTCGCGCTCTCGGTATTGATTTTATCGGAAAACTCAGGACCGAAACGCGACAGCCAGAAGCTTTCGATGCGGGAGTCAAAGCCTTTGCCGAAAAGGGTGGAGGGGTCCTATCGCTCCCTTGTGGATATGGCAAGTGTCTTGGCGAGGGCACACCGGTTATGATGTTCGATGGAACCGTCAAGAAAGTTCAGGACATACGGGTCGGCGACGTGATTATGGGAGATGACTCGACGCCCCGGAATATCTTGTCAACCTGTACCGGTACAGAACAATTGTACAGAGTCGTACCCGTAAAAGGTGATTCGTATGTGGTAAATGAATCTCACATCCTAAGTCTGAAATATATACAAAAAAGATACAAAACGCATGGTAAAATTTTAGATATTTCGGTACTCGATTATATAAATACATCAGTCAGTTTCAAAAACAATGAAGTCAAGGGATATCGGGTTCCGATTACATTTCCGCATGTAAATGTACCATTCGACCCGTACATGATAGGATACTGGCTGGGCGACGGAGCATCACGGTCTGCATCCATAACATCACAAGACTCGACGGTTCTCCATTATTTTTCCAAAAATCTCGGGCAGTACCTAAGTCATACTTCACGATATGACTATCGAATCAAAGGACCGAAACCAAATTATTTTTACAAGACTCTCAAAAATTTAAACATGATAAGCAATAAGCACATTCCTCATGTGTACAAATGCAACTCTAGAGAAATACAGCTCCAGGTCCTCGCGGGCCTGATTGATTCGGATGGCTCGGCGATAGTCGGGGGATGGGATTTTATTCAAAAGAATGAAAAACTTTTTGATGACGTGTTGTTCTTGGCACGATCACTGGGCTTTGCCGCATATAAACAGGCGTGTCAAAAGACGTGCACAAACTCCAAGGGTGGTCCGAAAACAGGGACATATTATCGATGTTCTATTACTGGAAAGGGTGTCGAGGAAGTTCCATGTAAAATTAAACGTAAACAGCTCCAACCTAGGCGTCAAATTAAGGATTCATTGAATGTAGGAATAAAAATTGAAAAACTTGATGTCGGGCAATACTTTGGGTTCGAAATCGACGGGAATAGGCGTTTCGTTCTGGGCGATTTTACGGTCACGCACAACACGACCGTGTCCCTGGCTCTTTCGGCACATCTAAAGGTCCGGACGATGATTGTCGTCCACAAAGAGTTTTTGGCGAATCAGTGGGCCGAAAAAATTAAAGAATTCTGCCCTCGAGCGACGATTGGTCGGGTCCAGGGCGATACGTTCGATATCGAAAAGGATTTCGTCATCGCCCTGATCCAGACCCTGTGCCTCCGACCCGAAGGCGACGGCCCGAAAATGTTTGCAAAAAATGCATTCGATTCGATAGGTCTAGTCATCGTCGACGAGGCGCATCATATAGGAGCTCCCGCTTTTTCGCAGTTCATGTTCAAGGTTTGCCCTCGGTTCACGCTCGGTCTGACGGCGACCCCTGAACGGAAAGATGGTCTGACCCGGATCCTGTACTGGTTTCTTGGTCCAGAGTTCTTTCGGGTCGAACGCAAAAATCAGGCCCATACACGAGTCGTTCCAATTCACTACACGTGCGATGCCTTCAAAGAGGCCCCACCCGTATCGCGCTTTGGGAAGATTAACATGGCCGGAATGATCACGACCGTCACTGAACTCGAGGAGCGGAACGCCATCATCATCGAGACGGCCCGGAATGCCCTGAAGGATGGGCGCCGAGTACTGGTCCTGACTGACCGGCGTGATCATTGCTTTGAATTACAAAAGAAATTTGGCTCTAATACAGCAGGACTCTACATTGGCGGAATGAAAGAGGCTGACCTGGAGGAGAGTTCCCGGAAGCCCATAGTCGTGGCGACATTTCAGCTCGCGCACGAGGGTCTCGACATTCCGGCCCTGGACACGGTCATACTCGCGACGCCCAAGTCGGACATTAAGCAATCGATCGGTCGAATCATGCGGGAAGATCCGAAGCGCGCGTCGGGTCCGAGAAACGACCCGCTCATATACGACATTGTAGACCACTGGTCCGTCCTACAATCAATGTACCGGAAGAGATGTGTGGTCTATAATGAGGGTGGATTTGGAGGACTCGAGACCTCACGGCCCGTTCCAAAAGGTCAATGTTTATTTATATCAGATGGAACAAATAATGTTGGTCTAATGTAATGAACTCACCAGTGCCCGCGTCAAAAAAATCACGCCCGCAAACCATAGCAAATCTCAACGCAGAGGCGAGGCGTCTTAACGCGGTCATAAAGAAGGAGGCGAATGCCGAAAAGGCGAGACAGGAGAAGCGCGCAAAGACACTCGCGAGTCGCAAGGCAACCATCGAGAAGCACCGTTTCTCGATCGGGGGTCTCGTGCGCAAAAAGTACCTGACTGGCAACCGTGCGAACGCGATTGCGATGCTCGTCGCGAAGCACGGGAATCTGACGCCCGCGAATCTTCAAGCCGCGTCGATCGCCTTTGCGTCTCCAGCCTTTGCCCGTGCCTCCCGAAACAAACAAAATTTTCTCAAGGAGAAGGTTGCCAAGTACCGGAGCCTATGGCGCGGATGGATCACGGGACTGACGCCAAATCAACGTAAGAATGTTTCAAAAAATGTGTACAAGGCTGTGTCTGGTAATAAAAACTTGAGTTTGCTGGCAAACCATAATACTATTGAAAATCCTTTACTTTTTGGCGGTCGAGCTCTTGCGAAACTGCCAAAATATCCAAATGAACCAGAATATACGAGCAATTTGGATTTGGAGAAGTATCGGAAGGCATACGCTGCACATCAAAAAAAGGTGAACGAGTACAGACACCGGTGGACGGGTGCCAGAACCGCGCTCATGACTCTTGCAAATCCAGAGGTCAATGCCATTCTCCGCCGGTACGGACTTCCATTTTCTATGACAAATGCGCGCCGAAACTTGCTCAACACAAAGGGGCAGACGGCAAAAGAGCTCAACAGAACTCTGATGTATGGTCGGGGCAATCTTCGTCACTTGAGAGAGAGGAACAAGCCCATGTCATACGCAGTCACGGTGTCTCGTGGGTTCCCGGTGAAAGCACGTCGCGCCTAAGTACACCCTCGGGTAGCGGAGCTCCTTGGTCGTGAGAGAGTCAGGAAGGGACCACATCCTCGCAGAAAATAAGGTGAAACTGGATCTTTCATGGAGATTTTAATAATTGATACAATTAAATGCAACAGATGGCTGGAAATATCACGAGCGACTGGTGGGCCCGCCAGATTGCAATGTACGACAAGAGCATCAACGAACTTGTGGCCGTCGCGAACCTCAAGCCTTGCGTGAGTTGAGGCTCAGGAGGAAGAGTCCAGCCACGAAAAAGAATACAAGATAATTACACTCGGTATTGTCGGTCGCTGGAATTTGAACCACGTTCTCTATCAGTGTAGGGACCGGGGGTATCGTCACGGGCGGACCAAATGGTGCCATGGGAACTCCCATCTTATTTTAGGGGAGGAAAAAAACTAGATCGAAACCTCCTTCTTCTTCGACTTGCGCCCGCGAGGCTTGCTCCCGAGCTCAACCTCGCGCGTGTCACCCCCGGCGTCCACGGACACGATATCAGAGACATCATCCTCTGGACGTGGCGGCCTGGAATTCACCGCGGGCGGCGGTCCCATCATGTTCATGAGCGACCCAAAGTCCATGCCGGGTCCGCGCATCTCACCCGGGCGGAGCCCCTGCGCCGGACGCTCGCCCGCACCCGGACCCGCGCCGCCCTGGGACCGCTGGACCGCATCCATCATGTTTCGCATCAGGTCCGGATTCTGCTGCATGACCTGGGTCGGGTTCGGCACGGCCGCCTTGAACATGGAGTTTGTCAGGTGGAACATCATGGCCGACCCGCCGACCATCATAATCAGCTTGACCTCGGGCGCGACGCTAATCTTTGTGCGGTACTTGGCGTAGAGCTCCTCGAAGACACCGTCATAGTCCTCGATATTCTCCATGGTGTTCTGGGACCACCCGTTCAGCTCGACATCGAACGGATCGAACTTGTCATTCAGGAATTCGAGGCCCGTCACGCAGGCGACCAGCATGCGACGCTGGAACTTGATCGAACGCTCGACCTCGATGGAATAGGTCATGCGCTTGTACTCGGTCCGGATCTCGTCGATATCCGAAAAGATGCTCAGACGCTGGCTCGACTGGACACCCTTCTTATTCAGGCGAGTGATTTTGTTCAGGAGGTCAGCCTTTTCGTCCTCGATCGTCTTGTAGCCCTCGGATGGGAGCTGCTCACCGCCGCCACCCTCCTCGTGCTGATCGTACTCATCGGGATCCTCCCCGCCGTCATACTCCTCGGGCACAGGCGGTGGGGGCGCCGTGCGCTTGTCCGGGTTCATGAACATGTCCATGCCATCATCCGGTGGACCGCTCGCGTAGCTCGGCCCAGGAGCTTGCTTGGCGAAAGGACTCGGCCGGGCCGGCTTGGGCCTCAGGGGAACCTTGCGGGACGGAACCTGGATCGAGATTTCATCCAGCAGGGCCGCCTCATCATCGTTCAAATTCATACTCTGACCTTTATCGAAAGTTATATCCATACTGAAATGTTTTAAGAAATAAGGTCGGCCGCTTTAACGCATTTTAAAAATAATGTCAACCAAATACAAATGAAGAAAGTTGGAAAGATGTTCAGTCGGCTCATCATCTTTGGTCTCATGCTCGCGATCCTGTACATGCTGGTCAAGGGCCGGACCAGCAACTACCATGGCGGATCTCCCCTGGACGTCATCATGGGCAAGGCGGCCAGCGCGGGCCCATCGAGCATTTTCGACATCAAGAGCGACCTGAAATGCGCCCCGGGCCCGAGCAAGGATTCGGCCTACTACACCCAGGACCTGACCCCGGGTGGTCTGTGCGGCGACCAGACGTTCGTCCGGGACCAGATGCGCGACTGGACAATCGGCGGCGGCATCGGCGGCTCGCTCCTCGACCGCCTGGCCTAGAAACAGGTTCCTATATATTGTCCAAGACTGGGCTCGGGTTCTGCCGGTAAAGAACAATCACATCCGACCCATGATGCATTACAGATACATTCGGTTCTCTCCTTCACGGCATTATAATGACGTGTACCGTTTATACAACGAACAGATGTATCACTCGATGTCTTATCACATGATTCTCCGTAATAGTCCGGGGCACATACACACGTCCATCTCGTACCATTGAACCCGAGAGACCCGCCCGGTGCTGCACATATTGGAGGAGTTCCTAGATTAATCGGGACCTTTGTCGGGTCGAATGTGCCACATCCTGTCCCAGAATACCCGGGTGCACAATTACATGTCAAGGTGTTCCCGTCATATGAGAGAGACCCTCCCGGTGCGTAACATTTAGGCATATTGAGACCTAGGCTCGTCGATCCGAGCCCATTGTATGTCGAGCA